ACTGTGTTAGCAGAATGGTCAATAGTCGCTAAAGATATATCGTCAGCACCATCATAATATTTTAATGTAGGTGTAGTTGCAGAAGTTGTGTCTAACCAAAGCTGACCAGCGACAGCACCAGTTGGTCTTGATGTTCCTGAATTTGTTGTTTGAATTGCTGATAGTGCGTTGTTTAAATCTGTTCTAAATGCAGGGAAACCCTGATTTGCTATGTTATAATCGTGTTGTGCCATATTCTATCTAATATCCTTTAGCTAAATAATCAAAAGTTTTAGTAACTCCTGTACTAGCACTATTTTTAAATGCTACATCAAAACCATTAACAGTTTTATTTGAAATTGTAAAGAAATCTCCTGTGTTTAATCCTTGTGCTGTTATTCCAACTGCATAAGAATTTGAATAAAAAGGTAAAGTAAATACAACATTATAAGTTCCTGTCCCTGAAACAATATCATTACCACTAAATATTCTATCTGGCATATCTATACTTACTGATAAAGCACTAATAACTGGAGTAGAAGCTAAATCAAAAGACCTCAATGTTACTCTAAATTTATAATATCTAGCTGTGTAATCGCCAACTACAAAGTTTCTAAATGTAGTATAAGTTATATTGTCATTAGATAAAGCAATCTCAATATGTGCATTACAATTAGCTGGAGTATCTCCATCAAAATTAGATTGTGCGTCATCAAAATCTCCAGTTCTTAAATCAAATAAATCATCTAAGTTATCTGATGTTTGTGTAATAGAAGCAGTTACTCTTGAAGTATAAACTGCACCTATATCTATTGGAGTAGAGAATATATAAGTTCCTTCAGAATATAAGTCATAAGAGGTTACACCAGAATCAAAGAATGAAGTTCCTGAATCAAAGTTTCCTGTTGCACTATCAAATAGTTCTGATGAATCTAATCTTAATGTACCATCAGATACAATAGTTTGAAATTTAGTTCCTGAAAATGTTGGAGATTCAGTTTGTGTTGCAACAGCATTGTAGTTTCCTATTGCTAATACATTTGTTTCAATGATTGTTTCATTAGAAGAAAAGTTACCATTTTTATCTACTGCTTTTATAAGATATGAACCTACTCTTGCTGGAACTGTAACTGATGTAGCTGGTCTTGCAACTTTTTCAACTAAAGAAACTGAGTTAGCCCAAGAAGCACCACTTGTTTGTGTTGAATATCTTATTTGATAATAAGCTAAATCTAAATCACTAATTTGTTGCCAAGATAAATGTGCATCTCCACCAATAATATTACAAGAGAAATCTGTTACATCAGAAGGTGGTGCAATTCCACCAACGATAATTCTTGATGCAGAAGTATATGTAGAAGAAACTCCTAATGTATTAAATGCTTTTACTCTAACATTATAAGTATCTCCGTCTATAACATTTAATATTCTGTGGAATAAACCAGTAACCTGACCAGATATTAAATAATCTGTTTCATCAGAACGCTTATATTCAACTTGATAATAGTCTACAAAAGAATCAGGAGAAGCACCAATAGTTACATCAAGAGCAGTAATAACCACTCCATCACTATACTCAATTAATTGGTCGTCTAGAGTTACTGAAGCTGGTGGTTGAGTTGTATTTGGATTTGGTAAAGTTGTATCTGCAATAACTGGCGCAGCAGTCTTGCTAGCCCAAGTATAAAATGAATCTTGGTGTTCTATTAATTGAAGATTAACTGTTGAATCAGTATTTATGCTTAATCCATAAACTCTAAATGGTTTTGCAGAAAATCCACCAGTAGTTCCGTTGTCTTCGGCAAGCATTGTTGCATATTGGTCTCCTGACGGCAAACCAGAATCATCAGCAGGTGGAAATGAAACAGTATCTTCTTGCCAGTTCTTATCAGGATTAACAAAAGTACCAATTACTCTATTAAATTTGTAATTTTTTTTCTCTCCATAGATTTTTATGCCGCCAATGATTTTATCTTTATCAATGGTCATTACAGAACTTCCAGTTCCTTCAACTAATAATTTATAAACACCAGAAGTATAAGTAAAGATACCTCGCATTGGGTTTAATAATTCTCTTACATTTTCTAATAACTTTTCATTAGTATCTAAAACTATATTTGTTGTGAATAAATCTATATCAGAGGCACTTGTATATGGAGTAACTTGGGTTTCGCAAGTATTGGCAGCAGTCTTAAATGAATCGTAATTTGTTTCAAAGGCAGCATTGGGCAATCCTTTTCCATATCTAGCATTCCTAATATAATCTAATAAGCAAAGAGAAGGATTGTCAGAATAAGCCCAAGTAGTGAAATCATCTTGTCTATGAGAACCAGAACCACCTTTAGTAGTATCTAATCTTGGGTCATAAATCTTTCTTCCTTTTAAAGTAACTTTAATATCAGGAACACCGCCAGTATAAGCATCTTGATTCCAAGTAAATTTAAAAGCTAAATAAGCAACACCAGATAATTTGTGATTGCTGCCCCAATTAGTAGATTCGTCTAATAAAGAAGATACTGGTTGATTATCAAGACCAAAAAAAGGTTGAACTGATATAAGGCTTGCGCCATCTTTATAATAATTAGTATCTGAGCTATTTACTGTTCTTACTGTTTGGTCGGTTAATGAGCCTGACCAAGTAACTAATTTGTCATTAACATAAATCTCATCAATAGATTCAATATTTCCTTCACAAAGAACTCCGGCTCTGCGACTTGTGCTAGAATCCCTTTAGACATTTATTTGTGAACCCTTATGTTGAGTTTTAAAAGTCTTGTAAATATGATTAGTATTATCTGTTCTTAACCATCTTACTTTTTCATTTTCTTCTGTGATGCTAGTAAAATAATCTTTGCACCATTTATAAATGTCTATAAAATTTGATTTGGCTACACAATTAACAATCCAAATATTATCTCCACAATTCCATTCATTCTTTTTTAATTTTCCAGTTACTATATATCTTTGCTCAACTGCATCTGTAAGAAATGCCCAATTAACAAAGCCTACAACATCTCTATCTTTGTAGAATAATTGATATTGGTCTAAATTAAATGCAGGAGTATTTTCTTCTACTAAATATTTATAAGAATACTTATCGTATTTTTTAAACTGTCTATATAAATGAATAATTTTATATAAGTCCATCACGCTCTACCCCATTTAATATCTTGAATAGCCTGAGAAGCATAATCAAATCCTACATCATTAGGAAAATGTAATTTTTGCGAACCAGTATTTGTTTTTCTTCCTTTTTGTTTTTCAAAATCTGCCCAATGAGAAGCAACGCTTATTGATACAGTTGAACTGTTATCATCTTCTTCAACATTAAAATTTTCTATTCTTCCATCAAATAAAAGAAATGGATAATTAACTAATGCTTGGTTCTCATCTAAGAAGCCTCTATATACCCACGCTCTCTTATCCATATAATCATTGTTAAGAAATAAAGATATGATTGTTTGGTCAGCGCCAGAAAATTTAAGAACTAAATTATTAACTCCTATTTCAGAACTTTCATTGGCTTCAGAAGCACCAAGAAATAAAGATGATGATACATAAGTATTTCCATCATAAGAAATATTTTTATAATGGTCTGTGTAATAAGTTCCAGTAGATACTCCTAGATAAACTAATTCTACTGGATTAAGTTTATTAGTTGCTAACTCTGATATTAATGAAGCATTTAAACTTCTTGTCATTATAATACCTCAACTAAATCAACTTCGTACTGATAATATAAAGATGTTCCAATATTAAATTCTTGAATATCACTTGTTAGTCCAACTGTAAAATCTACATTGCTATAAATTAAAACTGTATTATCAGATAAATTACTTCTTAATGGTGGTTCAATAGTTATTGTTCCTGCGCCTGAACCATTTGAAGATAAATCTTCTACAACCATATAAACTTTGCTCTGGCCAGTAAATCTAATAAAATCTCCGCCAGTAAATCTAATAAAATCTCCAGCTTTTAAAACTCCAGTTAAATTATTTCCCATTCCATCTACATCAATAGTGGTATCTCCAGCAGAATGAGCGCCATTAACTGAAATTACAGTAGCAGCAGAACCTCTAGTATCTTCCATAGTTGCAGGAGTATAAGTAAATGATTCTAATTGGCTTCTTTGTTTCATTATAAATGCTAGAATAGGAGCAAATTCTGCTCTAGTCATAACTGGGAATCTTAATGTTAATGCAAATCTTTGACCATCAATTTGTCTTGCTTGTCTTCTACCTGATGCAGTTGTTGATACAATAGTATTTTGTTGAGAGCGAATAACTACATCTCTTGGAGTTGGTGTTGATGGAAATGCTCCGCTCATATTAAATTAGACTTTCCTTTAGCGTTTAATGCTTGATTTACTATGTTTGTAATTGTTGCTCTATTATTTAATAACAATTCTTTTACACCTTTAACATCAGTTGCATTAA